CAGGATTTCTAACAGATATTTACGCGAGTTATAGATTGCTGTGATATGCGAAGTATTGTTTGTGTTCGCCATTTTATTTAATACTATATATGTTAAATAAAATATTTTTAATTCAATTTTATAATAATTCATATAAAAAAAAATTGATTATTATTTTTTATTATTTATAAATATTACCTACAAATACCTATTTGGTTATAAACTGTTTTAGAACTCTAATATAATGAACACATCGTTTTATCCATATTCGGATGGAATTTTTCGTGGACAAAATAATGTTCCAAGTCTTGCTGAAAAGGCTATGCTTGTATATTTCTACGCCAATCCCGCCGTTATTTATTTAGATTTATCAGAATTGTTTTCCTACGCCAATAAAATATCAACTCTTATTCGTGATTGGCTTCATAGGGTTCGGTCTGTTAGGACGATACAGAGAAATATCCGTGGCTACTTCGTTCGCAGTAAAATTTACAGAAAACTCATTATGAACGATTATTCAGGCGACCCAGATACTGCTGATAATAATTTAAATATACCTATATTGACTATCAGAGCATACGCACATAACGCCCAATCTATGCATTATCTATATATCTAATTATAAGAAACCATCTGCCTATGCTTCTTGTGGATTTTTTTTTAGAAATGCCTTATGTTTTATACTATCTAAATGTCGTGCTTCATTATTTTTACTGGTAGAACAACCACAAATACAAGTATAACTTTCAAGCCTCTTCGCAACTGATGCCGCAAGTGTTGCCGCCCAGCTTTCAGGATTGTCTTCCCTCCATTTTTTAGTTGTCTCTGCTTCTTTCTTTCTATATTCTGGGTCTTCTCTCCGTTTCTTCAGATATTCTCTATAATATTCGGCTTTTTCTTCGGGTGTTACTGCTACATCATTATCATTTAGTGTTGGCTTAAATATTTTTATATAATGTTTTTCCTGTTTTTCCGCTTCATATTTATTTTTTACATCAGCATGTACTAATATTTCAAATTGCCATGCATCGTATCCACCATTCTCTCTAATGAATTTATAAACCTTGAGATGAAATTCTTTTTTGCTACTATTCTTATTATTATTACATTTAGTCTTATGATTTGTTTGTCTTTTAACAAAGTTGGTAGCGTGTCCTATATAATCATCTTTAATATTTGGGTTCTTTGAATATAATCTATATATAACTGTGTTTGAATAATCAACCTTCTTTCTCTCTCTCTTTTTTTTCGTCATTTAATACTTTAATATGAAAAATTGTATTTAAATAATCAATTTTAATTTATTTAATTTAAAATACACATACATACAAACATAGGTCCTTTCCAACTCGTGCTGGACTCGGTAGTCATATGAAGACACACGCCACAACTAAAACAGATAAGGCAAAACCTCCTCCCAAAAAGAAACAAGCACCAGCCCCCAAAGAATGTGTGATAATTAACGCAGGCGATGATAGTAGTGACAGTGATTAGATACATACATACATAGACATACGCACAAACATCAACATACACGACATTTCAAAAACTAGTTGGAATAAAACATCGTCTAATCCACCCATACCCGACATAATATATACTACAAGTCCAGATACATAGACATCGTCTTCAAAATTAACACAATTATTTAAATTAATTTTGAAATTATTTAGAATTTAGTTTTAGGATTAGAGAGATTTATGTTTTTTGAATAAAAAAAATTGATTTAAAAAGGAAATTTAATTATATATGTAGAATTTATTACCAGAATCTCTGTAATGAATGCCGACCGTCTCGACCAAGCTGTCGAACATATGAAATTTACGGAACGACACGCCAGAGACGCAATCAAGGCTGCTGGGAGGGCAACAGATATAACTTCAATTGCGGCGGACGAAGCACGGCGTGTGCGTGGAACATCGCCGAGGGTAGAACCGCATCGGGAGGAACAGGTAATACGAGCACGAAAACAATACCTTGTAGCACGGGATATGAGTATTGAATTGGAAGCCGTTGCGATGATAGCGAAGAACGAAATGGACCTATGTATGCAAGTAGTCCAAAAAGCAGCAAAGGAAGAGATGTTGAATGCAACAGTAAGGACGGCAGCAGCGAGAGCATGGGCAGAGACTTGGGAAACACGAGTTCATGCTGAAGATACGGAAAGAGAGAAAAGGTCAGACGCACGAAAAGAACGAAGAGAAAGGCGGGCGTTGCGACGCACGAGAGAACTGGTTGATTAATACATAAAAACGATTACTTATCTATGTTTTTTTTCTATTAATTTGAAATAGAAAAAAAATTGATATGAATGGATTGGATATATATTATAATCAAATATACAATATGTTCTGGAACAGACGAAGGGCAATTGTATCGCCTGCCGAAGAGCCAATTGTCTCACCTACCGCAATTAACACCCTATGGAGGTCAATTAGTGTTGATATACCATTATGGCGTGAAATTGAAACTGATGAGGTTTCTACTATTGTATGGGAGAGACGGGTTGAAGCGGCATGGGTGGCGTCATTAGGTAGATCTGTCTCATGGGAGAGAAGGGTAGAGGAGGCTCGCTGTGCTACAAGACTGATGTCGTTGTCCGCCAACGACGGAATTGCCGAAAAAGAAAAACGGCGAGCAAGCATCAGCAACTTTATTATTCAAAACCCAGATAATACTTTCGATATAGTCATTAATCGTCCAACTTCTTCTTGTCCAGTCCCTCTATATGACACTGATGAAACGGTTATTATATCATGTATTAATTGTTGATGAGAGATTAATAAAATAATAACATAAATATATTAAAAAAATGGAGAGATTTATAAATATGATGCAGCGTGAAATTACTATAATCAACGGGACGATATGATTTATTATGTATGCAACTATGTTTGGGTTAATCTATGGATTCAATCGTGCCGGGGAAAATTACTTTAACTAATTTACGCTTACCTAATACTATAATCTCTCCAACTTTACCACCTTTATTTAATTTTTTTAATGTGCTATAAATTATTTTCGTATCTTTCAAATTAGAATACTTGCTTTTCTCCAAACACAGGGCAGCACCGTAATTTATGTAAGTTTCTATCTTCCCAACCGCTTTAATATCGTCAATCGTGGAATACATAATTACATATGGAGAAGCAAAACTATTCAAGTGAAACCATACATAATCCTCATTAATCTCCTTACTCGTATCAAACAAATTCCAGTTATCTTGAGCGTTCTCTCCAATAATAAATTTGACATCATTAAATTCATGCTGTTTCATTCAATAATTGATTATATCTAATAATATTACATATGATTATTTCTATCAATTTTAAAAATATTGGTTAAAAAATTAAAAATCATTGTATCTTCACTTATATTTAATTTTTTAATGCACCCCCACCCCCAGACCATAAACATTATCAACTACCCGCATTATAGAACGCTTTCACTTTTGGATTAGCACTAATTTTTGTGTAATCAAAACTCGATAGATATAATCCAGAAAGGCTCCGCACACGAGACAGAGCAACATATGTTTGACCGTATTCAAAGATATTTTTACCAATATTCATAATAGCAGCATCCAAAGATAATCCCTGTGATTTATGAATTGTAATAGCCCAAGCATAAATTAATGGAATTTGAGACACGGCTACATTCTTATTTACTTCAGAATTCCATACAAAATAATCCACTATAATAGGGTCCCTGATATTATTGAATTTAATCTCTGGTAATCCCCCTTTAAAACCAACCACTATACCCTGACTACCATTAGCCAATTGAATTTCACTTTCAAGCGAAATGTTTGCGATACACATTACATGCGTTCCAATCTTTAACTCTAATGCTGTATTCGCCATAATGTTATTCGCCAAGAATTCATAATCTGCCTTTAATGACGCATTACTATCAATCAATAGATTATTTACAGCACTTTCTACTGCTCCATCTTGCTTCCTTGAACCCTTTAAATATTTAATACCATACATTTTCTTCTCAACATCGTTGCTTAACATTTTATAAGCAGCAGCATTAATATTATCAGTGTCCTTCTTGTATGGCGAAATGATAGTCACCACATTCTCTTCTCTCACCTTATTAATCTCTGCCTCTGTAAATACACGCTTTTCCAGCGTCTCCCGTGTTGATTTGGTAATCCTGCCCTCCCGAACATACTTTAATACTTTCAAGAACTCCTTTTCGTCTTGTCTAAAAATTGATTTCAGCAAGATTTGATTATCTGCTGGGAATAATTGATTCCATAGTGGGTCTTCAAAGCAAAACATACTTGACTCCTTATCACCGTCATTTGATTTAATAGGTGGTAGTTGATAAAAGTCGCCCGAAAATATTACCTGTAATCCTCCAAACGGCGTATTCTCTTTCTTATAAATTTTACGAGCCATCTTATCCAAAATCAGTAAAATCTTCAACGACATCATACTTACTTCATCAATAATCAAACATTTCAAGTCATACCACTTCTTCAACTTGTATCTTTTTTCAAAGACATCTTCAACAACCGCATCAATACTCTTATTCGCCAAACCAATACCAGCAAATCTATGTAGTGTTGTTGCCTTACAATTCAGTAAAATACTCGCACAACCAGTTAAAGCACATACCTGTAGTTTGTAGTCATTCTCAACACTATCATTTACAATCGTTTTAATTAAGAATGATTTACCAGAACCTGCTGGTCCAGTCACAAATATATTCTCTCCATTTTTATATTTTTGGAAAATCAATTCTTGTTCCGCATTTAATTGACCGCTCATTATTATATATATTGTGTGTTATGAATATATATAATTATGTATTCATCCAAGCAATTTTTTAAATATAAAAAACATTTTATTTAATTTATGTTAGATGTGGAAAAAATTGAAAGAATTATTATATATATACATAATCATAACAAATAAAATACACATAATGACTACTCTCGACCTATTGATTACCCGCATTAATGCGATGGAAAAGCGAATGCGTGATATTACTGAAGTAGCGGAGCCAATCAAAGTCCAGCCCGAAGTAAAGCGTGCTATCCCAACGAAGAAACCTAAGGTTGTAATCGTTGAGCCCATCGCATACCCCCAAGAAGAACTGGTTGAAGAGCCAGTTGATACTGATGATAGCATCAGCGACACTAGTGAGAGCAGCGACAACAAGCCGACAACCAAAAAGAAGCGTATCACAGGATATACCGAATTTCAGCGTGTCATGCGTGATGATGCGGAACAGTCTATTTATGACGAAGCCGAAGTTAAGGAGGATGTAATGAACATTAACAAAAAGCCCAAGCAGTATTTGGTATTGAAGAGGCTTGCTATTATGTGGAAAGATGTTGAGCCAGAAGATAAAGCCATATGGCACGCCGCAGCAGCCAAGATTAATGGTAAGAATAAGAAAGCATAAATAGGTGGGGTGGTAAGGGCGGTGGTAAAAAATTAAAAAATCAAAAACTATTGCTTTTGATTTTTTAATTTTTTGTTGAATTTAAAAAAAATAAGTAAGAGACTAAATTATGTAAGTATATTATACTTACATAAAAGTATCCAAAAACCCCCAAAAACCCTCTTTTTGCGATTGTGATGCTATTACATAACAAATATATATTCTTTTTAAAACTGTATTTTTTTTGTAATTTCAAAAGTAATATTTTTTTAAGGTTTTGGACAAAAATAAATGTCCAATATGTGAATCTGGTGACAAGAATGAAACTATAAATTATACAAATACTTAAATTTATGTTTTTTGCCCGATGACCCTGCTAAAATATTTTAATAATTTCTTATATTTTTGTAATAAATAATCTTATTTTTCAAAATTTTCTATTTTTGCGACTTTGGACATTTCCTACTTTGGAAATTTAGGAAATTGCAAAAGTTGCTTTTTTAAAATAATTTTCAAATTATAACCATTATTCATTATGTTTTATATAAATATAAATTATATTTGTTATGCAACAAAATTATTTCCTCGTTTGGAAATAAAAAAAATGCAAAAGTTGTTAAAAAAAAAACAATTTAAAGAGTATTTTATAATTCCATATAGGAAATGGAAAAAGTTGCGAAAGTTGCAAAAGAATACTTTTGTGAAAGTTGTAACTATAAAAGCAGCAATAAAACTAATTTTGAAAAACATTTAACAACTCTAAAACATAAAAAGCGAGTTTTGGAAATCTCGGGAAATGAAAAAGTCGCTGATGTCGTTGCTGAAAAAATAATTTGTGAAAATTGTGAAAGAGTTTTCAAAACTAATTCAGGACTTTGGAAACATAAAAATAAAAATCTCTGTAAAGAAGTTTCCAAAAATAATTCTGGTGTGTCTGCGGAATTTATAACCGAATTTATCTTAAAACAACAAGAGGCTAATAATGTGTTTATGAAAAAACAACAAGAGGCTAATGCTGTAATGATGAAAGATGCTGTTGTTAGTGTTGTGAAAGAAATGGCACCAAATTTAGGAAACAATAATACAACAAACAGCAACAATACTAATCAGTTTAACATTAATGTATTTTTGAATGAAGATTGTAAGCAAGCAATTAATATGAGTGATTTTATCAAATCTATTGAGGTGTCGTTAGAGCAATTAGATTTAACAAAAACAAAAGGATTAGAAAAAGGAATTACAAAAGTGATAATGGATAATATGAATAAGTTGAGCATATATGAACGACCATTACACTGCACCGACGCTAAACGGGAAACATTATATATAAAAGATAATGATAAATGGGAGAAAGATAATGATAGAACAAAAATTAAGGAAATTATTAAGAAGACGCAAAATAAGAATTATACAGCCTTAACAAATTGGACCAAAGAGAACCCCAAATTTATGCATGATGACGCCAAACAGATGTATTATGCGAAGGCGATGTCCCAAGTAGGTAAATCAATTGATGGTGTAGATGAAAAAATAATTAAACAGGTATGCAAACAAACATATGTAAAAGATGACTTGAATATGATTGAATAAATAGTATAATTTATATAAAAAAATTGATATAAATTTAACAACATATAACTATATCATATTAATATGGGCGAATGTTATATTTGTACCTTGGAAACCGATAAATTGAGTAATTGTAAATGTATTAATATGGTATTACACGAAGAATGCCAGTTGAGAATCATTAGATCTAACAGTAATAGTTTAAAATGTAAAGTATGCGATACTGACTATATAAATGTTGAATTGAAAACTATAACAACTAAGAGATTAAATTGTGAATTTTTCAAATATAGGGGCTTGCCGAGACATATATTTCAAGTAATTATCACAG